CGACAGAATATGAAAACCAGTATTATCAACGGCTCGGAAGTGTCTAGATTATCCGTGGCGATTCACTTCAACAGTGAATGAGTTGCTAGACAAGGTTAGGCAGAACAATTACGGGAAGTATTTATTAAAAGCTAAAATTGGACGGATCCGCGGATTTTCTGGGGAAGATATTTCTTTTGAATTTCCGGTTACAGCTTTAGTCGGCCCTAATGGCAGTGGTAAATCTTCTGTCCTCGGTGTTGCGGGGTGTGCTTATAAAGAAATTAAACCTAGTGTTTTCTTCCCCAAAAGTGCAATTGGTGATGAAAGCATGGCAGGATGGAAGGTTGAGTACGAAATTATAGACAAAAGTGTAAATCCAAGACAAACAGTCCGTAGAACCAGTAGTTTTAGGAGCGCCAAATGGGCGAGGGATGAAGTTGTATCAAGGGATGTGTATTTCTTTGGTATCGAACGTACTGTTCCTGCTGGTGAAAAAACAAAATATAAAAAATTAACTCGATCCTCTTACCAACACACAGGGAGTTTATCCACCCTGAGTGCAGGAGTTGCTAAGCAGATTGAACATATCTTAGGAAAGGATGTTTCTGCATTTAATGTTACTGATATCGGTCATGATGAGAAGTTTTTTGTAGGCAACAATAATGGTAGCCGTTATTCAGAATTCCATTTCGGAGCAGGTGAATCATCAATTATACGAATGGTGTCAGAAATTGAGAATGCATCTGATAACAGTTTGGTACTCATTGAAGAAATTGAAAATGGACTGCATCCAGTAGCAACAAGACGAATGGTCGAGTATTTGATTGATGTCGCTAAACGTAAATCGATTCAAGCAGTGTTTACCACCCATAGTGACTATGCCCTGATGCCATTACCGCAAGAGGCTATATGGGCATGTATCGACGGTCGCCTCAGAAAAGGAAGGTTAACAGTTGAGTCATTGAGAGCTATATCAGGCAGGGTTGACAAAAAATTGGCAATTTTTGTTGAAGATGAGTTTGCTAAATGTTGGGTTGATACGATTCTGCGGGAAAGATTAAAAGGCGATTATGATCAGCTAGAAGTTCATGCTGTTGCTGGTGATGGTAATGCAGTGTCAATCCACAAGTCTCATACTGCGAATCCGTCAATTAAATTTAAATCACTTTGCATTATTGATGGTGATTCATCTCAGAAAAATAGTGATGAGGATGGTATTCTTAGATTGCCTGGGACTCAGCCAGAGCGTAGTGTGTTTGACAATATATTGGATAATATCGAGCCCATATTGGCAATACTAACGGTATCTTGTCAATTGCCGCCAGAATCACAAGAAAAAGTGAGGGCAGTAGTCGAATCTGTTTCCAGAACGAATAGAGATCCTCATCTTATTTTTAATCAAATTGGCATGGGGTTAGGTTTTGTATCTGAGATTATCATTCGTGGCGCGTTTTTAAGTCTTTGGACACGACAAAATGAAAGCTATTGTGATGATTTAGTGAGCAGGGTTAAAGCTCTTCTTAATTGATTAGAATAACGGAGGGTCTGGATTTTTTCTTCCAGATCTTCCCTTATAGTCGTTAAGCATTACTAAGTTGCATCAATTTGCATTCGTTTTTTATCTAAGATTTTATAAGTTAGCGCTAGTGCTGATGCGGTTCAGGACTACTCATGCACCTGCATTAAAAGCGACCCGTTAAGCGCGCAGGCGAGGCGGGGATAGCACTGCGCGCCAGAGGTGGTGACAGGATTTTTTTTACGCGTCTGTGCGCGTCGTGATGGCGCGCTGTTGAGTGCGGTCGGTTAAGGTGGTGGCGTGGTTGCGCCGCGTGTGCGGCGTCTGACTCGCTCTGAGGGGATGCCGCCCGGAGGCGGCATTCTGGCGGGGGTTACTCAGTTTCGATGTTGTAATCCTTAAAGCGGATCACTTCTAAACCGAGCCATTCATTGATTTCCTTGAAACGCTCCTGCAATGGCGTCAGCTCGTTACGCACAAATACCCGCGCCACCTTCTCGATATCGCCCATTGAGCCGATATTTTCGGGCTTGCCGCCCATAAGCTGGAATGGTACGCGGTGCGCATCGAGCAGGTCGGCGGCGCTCACCTTTTTGATGTTGAAAAAATCATCCTTCGTGGCGACTTCACTCAGCGGCACAATCTTGATGCCGTCCGGTTTACCGTTCGGGGCATAGAAAAACAGGTTTTTGAAATTCCCGAGCCCTTTCGAATCACGCATCGCGGAGCGCAACGCCTCGACGTCGGTGCTGCTCTGCGCCGCGTCGGTGACGTACATGATGTAACCCGCGTGCGCGCCGTTCTGGTAATACTTGCGACGAAACAGCGTGGCGGACTCATTCAGCCAGGCTGAATTAAGCGCGCTAAGGTATTCCGGCATCCCGTAGAGCTCCTGATTGATGTCGGGCTCAAGCAGATGACAGACTGAGCCGGGGGCGAACTGGTGCGGGTGCGTGAAGTCCGACACGTACCAGTAAACCCCATCCTCGACACCCCGGCGGGTGTATTTGGCCGGGGAGGTTTCAAGCTTCATGAGCTGACCGGTCACGCTCATGCGCTTCTCAAGATAGCCATTAGCAAATACCAGATAATCGAGCACAAGGCGGCTGAAATCCTGCCGTGAAAGCAAAGGATGCGGGATGTAGGTGCTCGTCAGGATGTTGCGCTTCACGTAAATCGGTGAGCTGTGATGCACGGCGGCGCGCAGGCTTTTCGCCAGCCCGGAGAAGTTGACCGGCGGCTCGTACCATTTGCCGTTATTGATGCACTCGACATAGTCGAGGATATCGCGGCGATCCAGAACGGGTGACGGCTCGCCAAAGGTGAACGCCTCCATTTTCTGCGGTGCGCTGGCGGTCATGTTGGTCTGTTTTGGCTGTTTCTTTTGGCGTTTTTTCATCTTAGTTGATATCCAGAATCGAGGTTGAATGCATACCGCTACCGGCGGAAAGTGGCTCGTTTAACAGGGCGTGCATGGTCGCCCATGCGATATCCGCGTGGCTGGCTTCCTCACTGCGGCTGGCTTCATAGGTGGCACTGCGACCGCTGCTGGTCATGGTTTTGCGGATGGCCATGAATGACTGCGTGATGTCGGTCGCACCGGCGTCATACTCCAGACACCCGCGTCGGATGGTGTCTTTCGCTTTCAGCACCATTGCGGTTTTCATTTCCGGCGTGTAACGGATGGCGCGCGCTGCCGGGAAGAATGAGCGTACGAGCTGGTAAACACCCTGGCCGATGCCGGTCGCATCGATGCCGATATAGTCGACCGTGTATTTCTCAGTCAGCGCACGGATGGCCTCGGCCTGCGCGGCAAAATCCATGCCTTTCCACTGGTGACGCTCAAGGATGCGGAACTTGCCACCGGCAACCAGCGGCGGAGCCAGCACCGCACAGCCTGCGCTGTCGCCGGTATGTGACGGGTCGTAGCCAATCCAGACCGGACGCCAGTTAAACGGACGGTCAGCGAATGGCTCGAAGTCCTCCCATTCTTCCATCGCATCGACCATGCAACGCTGGAGCTCCTCGAACGGGAATACCGACGCTTTATCGTCGACGAACTCGCACATAAACAGGTTACGGAAGTCATCCGCGCTGTTTTCCTGTCTGAGCTGGTCGAGGTTAAACAGGGTACAGCCCCCGGCGAGCGCGTCCTCAATGGTGACAATCTGCCGCCACTGGCCGTCCCCGCATAACATGCCCCCGGCAAGCGCCTGATGACTGATATCGATGTCGACACGTTCGTCGCGGTTACTGCGGCCACGGTTAAACAGCTCCCCTGACCAGAACGGATAAGCGCCGTGCGCCAGCGTCGACGGCGTCGAAAAATAGGTGGTGCGCAGGTGCGACTGTGAGGCCATACCGGAGGCGACTTTTCGCAGCTTCTGGAAATTGGGTATCCAGAAAATTTCATCGACGTACAGGTCGCCGTTGTGACTCTGCGCGGTGTTGGAGTTGGTCCCGAGGAATATCAGCTCTGCGCCGTTGTTGCCGATGACAATCGGGTCGCCTGACAGGTCGACGTCGACCAGACGCGCAAAGGCGATGATGTACTTACGGAAAACGTAAGCCTGCGTTTTACTGGCGGATAGAAAAATTTGGTTTTGCCCGGTCTTAAGGGCGCGCAGAAGCGCCTCACGCGCGAAGTAGAACGTTGCGCCAATCTGGCGCGATTTGAGGATGTGGCGGATGCGGTGCTCTAGCCCGGCTTTATGCCACCTGAGCTGATACTCAAACGACTGGTCAAAGAAAATCTCTTCCAGCTTTTCAATCGCTTCTTCACTGAAGAAATTACGTTTCGGCTTTTTGCGATCCCCTTTGTTGCGGCTGGCAATGTTGGGGTTTAAATCCACCTCGTTTCCGGTCTGGCCGTAGCGGTTCACGCGCGCGAGGCGCTCCATCTGGCGCGACAGAAAATCGGCGACCTTAAAGTCGTGCGGCGTCAGGTCGGGCTTGGCGTAAAGCTGGATGAGGCGCGCCTCTAACGTCGATTCAACGCGGTTAATCGGCGCGGTTTCCTCCCATCCATCACGCTGTTTCCAGCTCTGCACCGTGGGGCGTTTGAGTTGCAGCATGTCGCAGATTTGCGGCACGGCGAACCCCTGCCAGTACAACAGCCGCGCCTGTCGTCGTGGGTCATTGAGTAATGAAAGGTCAGTTGAAATGGTCATGCTTACCTCGTTTTGATGTTACGAGGCAAGGCTAAGGAAATGACCGTGCTTAATCGCTAAACCCCTGTTGTGTCAGGGATTGCACTTCCGCAACAGGTGGCTGATGAGGGTCTGAGTCGGGAAACTAACTCCGACCCGAAAACCCAACATCAGGACACCTGAACAATGGCAAAGAAAGTTTCTAAATGGTTTCGCATCGGCGTCGAGGGTGACACCTGCGATGGCCGCGTCATCAGCGCTGATGACATTCAGGAAATGGCCGACACGTTCGACCCGCGCGTCTACGGTTGCCGCATTAACCTCGAACATATCAAAAGCCTCATCCCTGACAGCCCCTTTAAGCGCTATGGCGATGTGACCGCGCTTAAAGCGGAGATTATCAGCGATGACTCTGCGCTCAATGGCAAAAAGGCGCTGTTTGCCAAAATTGCCCCGCTCGATGAGCTGGTCAGCATGGTACGTGCCGGGCAGAAGGTTTACACCTCAATGGAGATCCGCCCTAATTTCTCCAACAGCGGCAAATGCTATCTCATCGGGCTCGCCGTCACCGATGACCCGGCAAGCCTCGGCACCGAATACCTCGAATTCTGTAGCCGCGCCACACAAAACCCGCTCGCCGGTAAAAAAGACCAGCCGGGCGATCTCTTCTCTGTGGCCTCACTGGCTGAGCTGGAATTTGAGGACGTTCCCGACACCATGCTCAACAGCCTGACCGACAAGGTAAAGGCCATTTTCAGCCGTAAACAGGCCAGCGACGACGCACGTCTTGCAGATGTGCATGAGGCTGTGACGACCGTCACCGAGCTGGTGCAAACCAACCTCACCGCCACCGACCAGCGCGTCACCGAGCTTGAGACCGAACTGGCTCAGCTTAAGCAGGACGTGACCAGCAAGGCCGAAGAAAGCGCGCAGGCGTTTAACGACCTCAAAAACTCCCTCGATAACACCGAAAGCGAGCGCCAGCCGCGCCGCGAGCTTTCTCGTGGTGGTACGGGCGACGAGCTGCTGACCAACTGCTGATAACCCGCCGGGCGCGCTGCCCGGCCTGATACCTATTACCCGAACAGGAAAAACCATGCGTAAACAAACCCGCTTTAAATTCAATGCCTACCTGACCCGCGTCGCGGAGCTGAACGACATTTCCACCGATGACGTGGCGAAGAAATTCACCGTCGAGCCGTCAGTCACGCAAACCATGATGGACACCGTGCAGGAATCGTCCTCATTCCTGACCAAAATTAACATCGTGCCGGTCGACGAGCTGAAAGGCGAAAAGGTCGGTGTGGGCGTTAACGGCACAATCGCGAGTACCGCTGATACTGACGGCGATGGCGAGCGTGAAACCGCTGATTTTACTGCGCTGGAGTCCAACAAATACGAGTGCGCGCAGATTAACTTTGACTTCCATATCCGCTACAAACAGCTCGACCTGTGGGCGCGATTCCAGGACTTCCAGACCCGTATCCGTAACGCCATTATCAAGCGTCAGGCGCTCGATTTCATCATGGCCGGTTTCAACGGCATCGAGCGTGCCGCAAAATCTGACCGCAAAAAAAATCCGATGCTTCAGGATGTGGCCGTTGGCTGGTTGCAGAAGTACCGCAATGAAGCGCCAGCGCGCGTGATGTCAAAAATCACCGACGAGGACGGCGCGGTCATTTCCGATGTGATCCGCGTGGGTAAAAACGGCGACTATGCGAACCTCGACGCGCTGGTTATGGATGCCACCGGCAACCTGATTGATGAGATTTATCAGGATGACCCGGAGCTGGTTGTCATCACCGGTCGCAAGCTGATGGCGGATAAATACTTCCCTATCGTCAATAAAGACCAGGAAAACAGCGAGTCGCTGGCCGCTGACATCATCATCAGCCAGAAGCGAATCGGCAACCTGCCTGCCGTGCGCGTGCCTTACTTCCCGGCGAATGCCCTGATGGTGACGCGTCTCGATAACCTGTCTATCTACTTCATGGATGACGCGCATCGCCGCAGCATCATCGAAAACCCGAAGAAAGACCGCATCGAGAACTACGAGTCAATGAATACCGACTACGTGGTCGAGGCATACGCTGCCGGTTGCCTGATTGAAAATATCAAGCTCGGTGACTTCACCGCACCTGCTGCACCGGAAAGCGGAGAGTAAGCCATGACGAGTCCCGCAGCGCGTCACATGATGCGGGTCTCGGCCTCTGAAACAGCGCGGCGGGCTGCTGTCCCGCTGCGCAATGCAACTGCCTATGAGCAGATGCTCGTTAAGCTGGCCGCAGACAACCGCACGCTAAAACAAATCCGATCCAATGAGCGCAAGGCAGATAAAAAGCGTGAGCTGCTGCCGTTCTATCTGCCATGGGTGGCTGGCGTCCTCGCAAACGGCAAGGGCGCGCAGGATGACATCGTCATGACGGTCATGCTGTGGCGTCTCGATGCTGACGATATCGCCGGTGCGCTGGAAATTGCCCGTTACGCCATGACCTATGGCCTGACCATGCCGACCGGTCGACGTCCGACGCCTTACCTGCTGGCCGAAGAGGTGGCACTGGCCGCGCAGCGCCTGCTCGCTGCAAAACAGCCGGTCGAACTGGCGAACCTGCTCGACACTATTGCACTGACAGAACGCGCTGATATGCCCGATATCGTGCGCGCAAAGCTGCACAAAATCACCGGCTATGTCCTGCGTGATGCGAATCAACTGCCCGAGGCGCTGGCGCACCTGCAACGTGCGATCCAGTTAGAACGCACCATCGGTGTGAAAAAGGATATCGAGCAGTTAGAGCGCCAGCTCAGGCCAAAACCCGAGCCGGCACCGAAAACCAAAACGACTAAACCGCGCACGCGCAAACCTGCCGCTAAACCGGCGGCACGGCGCGGGCGACCACCAAAGGCGGCAAAAGCCGCAGGTTAACCGAGCGCTCCCCGAGCCGGGCGGCACGCCGGTCAAAGCGGGTATCAATTGCCCTGACTGCGACCGGCGTCCACCGCCCACCTATTACCCGAGGTTGTCATGACGACGCTGATTATTGAGCAAAACAAAGAGCCGCAGGATGTGCCGGGCGTGGTGATACCGCCGCCGGGCGTGAGCGAGCCGGTAATCAAAAACACCCCGTTTTTTCCTGATGTTGACCCGAAGCGCGTGCGTGAGGAAATGCGTTTAGAGCAGACCGTTTCCCCTGTGCGCCTGCGCCGGGCAATTAAGACCGCCATCGCAGAGACGAACGCGGAGCTGGGCGAATGGCGCGAGCGTCAGCTCGATGCCGGTTACGCCACGCTGGCTGATGTCCCGACCGACAGGCTCGATGGCGAAAGTGTGCGCGTATTCCATTACTTCAACGCCGTGTGTGCCATGACGACCGCCACGCTTTACGAGCGTTTTCGCGGCGTGGATGCGACAGCCAGAGGTGACAAAAAGGCCGACAGCATCGACAGCACTATCGATGAAATGTGGCGGGATATGCGCTGGTCTGTGGCGCGCATCCAGGACAAAGCGCGCTGCATTGTGGGGCAAATCTGATGAAAGCGTATGCGCTACAGGGCGACACCCTCGACGCGATTTGTGTGCGGTACTACGGGCGCACCGAGGGCGTGGTCGAAACCGTCTTAGAAGCGAATCCCGGTCTGTCTGAGCTCGGCGTCATCCTGCCGCACGGCACGGCAATTGAACTGCCCGACACCGACAGCGCGGCCAGAACCGAAACGGTGAATCTATGGGACTGAGTATGGAGAAAATCACCACGTTTATCGCCTACTGGCTGGCAGTCGCGCTGGCGTACCTCGGCGCAATGTCGCCCGAAAAGATGGCGCTTTACGTGGGCGGCGGATGCGCCATTTTTACCGCGCTGACGAATTACTGGTTTAAGCGCAAAACGTACCTCTATCTGACGTCACTCGGACTCGACAAGGGGGCTATTCGTGAAATCAATCGTTAAACGTTGCAGTGTGGCCGCAGTGCTGGCGCTGGCGGCGCTGATGCCTGACTTTCGTCTGCTTAACACCTCGCCCGAGGGGCTGGCGCTAATTGCCGACCTCGAAGGTTGTCGCCTGACGCCTTACCAGTGCAGCGCGGGAGTGTGGACGTCAGGCATCGGCCACACTGCCGGGGTCGTCCCGAAAGGGGAAATCACAGAACGTCAGGCGGCGGCGAACCTCGTCGCGGATGTGATGAACGTCGAGAAGCGTCTCGCAGTCTGCGTGCCGGTAGAAATGCCGCAGAACATTTACGACGCGCTGGTCAGCTTCTCATTCAACGTGGGAACCGGCGCGGCCTGCCGGTCGACGCTGGTCTCGTATATAAAGCGACACCAATGGTGGCAGGCGTGCGACCAGCTCACCCGCTGGGTTTATGTGAATGGCTCAATCAATAAAGGGCTGGAAAATCGCCGCGCGCGTGAGCGTGCTTATTGTCTGAAAGGAGTTTCGCAATGAAAAAATACTTACGCTCACTGATTTTAGATGCCCTGCTGGCTGTATTCCTGCTATGGGGGCTGGCTTCGCCGCAAAGTGCAGCACTTAATTTTGTTGCAGCGTGGGCGCTGTTTGGCTGTGTTGTCTGTATTACGGCGAGCCTCGCCGGTGTGGCTGTTTTTGACCACTGGCTACGAAATGCGGGGAAAGGTATTCCGGTAAAACCCGGGATTATGAAAATCTTCCGCGCTGTTTTCTGTAACAAGCCCTCAAAGGCGCGTCGCGCATGGTCTCTTATTAATTTTGTCGTGACCATTGGGTGTCTGCTCGGTGCTGGCTGGATCTTTACCGCGCTGCTTTACCTGATTTGCGTCCTGACCTTTACGGGGGTGCGCACCTCATACCGTCAGCGTATTGAGGAGGCGGGGCTGTGTCCAGATTCATTGTGATGTTGATTGCCTCAAGTCTGGCGCTGGCGGCTGTGCTCTGGTTAAGGCATGAGAACGGTAATCTACGGCGCTCTTTTGACCGGGCAAATAAGGTCGCGACCGAACAGAAAAACGTGATCGGGATGCTGAAAAATCAGCTTTCCGTTTCGCAGGGAATCGCCAGGCGAAATGAAACCGCGCAGGTCAGTTTACGTGGTGAACTGATTGCTGCCGGTGCGATGGCCGTGCGCCGGGAAGAAACCATTACGAGACTGATGAATGAAAATGAAACGTTACGCCGCTGGTACAGCGCTGAGCTGCCTGATGTTGTGCGCAGGCTGCACACCCGCGCCGGTTGCGCCTCCGCCGGTCATTGTTTACAGCGCCTGCCCGAAAGTGAGCTATTGCCCGATGCCGGGAAGCGACCCGGCCACTAATGGCGACCTGAGTGCAGATATCCGCAGGCTTGAGCACGCGCTCGCCGCCTGCGCGTTACAGATTGAAACCGTCAAAGCCTGTCAGGATAAACTCGATGAAGAAAGCAATCAGCCTGCGAAAAGCGCTAACTGACGCCGTCCCGCAGCTTAAAACCAACCCCGAGATGATGCGCATTTTTGCCGACGAGGGGAATATCGATGCACGGCTCGCGGCCTCCCTGTCCCACGAGAAAATTTACACCCTGAATGTGATCGTGTGCGATTTTGTGGGCGACCCTGATTTGATTTTCGTGCCGGTGGCCGCGTGGCTCAGGGAAAACCAGCCGGATATCTGCACGCTCGATGAGGGGCATAAAAAGGGCTACCGCTTCCAGATGGATTTAAACGACGGTGATACGGTTGATATCAGCATTAGCCTCCAGCTCACCGAGCGCACCATCATCAGGGAGGAAAACGGCGCGCTGCATGTGAGCTATGCCCCGGAGCCGCCACCGCCTGAACCCGTCACGCGTCCAAAAGAGCTCTATATCAACGGCGAACTGGTGAGCAAGTGGGATGAGTGACTTTAAACCCTTTGATAACAAGCTCGCCGGGCTGCTTGCCGCCCTGTCACCCGCAGGGCGCCGGAAGCTTGCCGGTGAGATTGCGAAGCAACTCAGAACGGCGCAACAGCAACGTATTAAACAGCAAAAAGCCCCGGATGGCTCACCGTATCAGGCGCGAAAGCGCCAGCCACTGAGAACCAAACAAGGTCGAATTAAACGGGCGATGTTTCAAAAACTGCGCACTAACCGGTACATGAAAGCCAGTGGCCGTGAAAACGGTGCTGTGGTGGAATTTACCGGAAAAGTGCAGCGTATCGCGCGTGTCCATCAGTACGGCCTCAAAGACCGGCCAAACGCGCACGCTCAGGATGTTCAGTATGCAGAGCGCCAGTTACTCGGATTTAGTCAGGGCGATGAAGAGAACATTAAAGCTGTTATTATAAGTTTTTTAAATAACCAGTGATTAATATGGATTACCTTTAACAATAAAGGTAATCCACACATTAACTAGTTCTAACTCAATTTTATTGATTCAAGGATTTTGGCGGCCTCTTCTTTCTGAATGGCGCTTTCTTTAGTAAATTTAGTAAGAAACGGAAGTTTGTCATATTGCAGGTCTGATACCATACCCAAGGTCACTACATCCAATTTATAATGACCGGGTGTGCTTCTGGTCTGATAAACGTAGATATGATGTTTTTCATTTTGGGTAGCCTTAAGATGATAGCAAGCGGAGAGGACTTTCTCTCTATCGTCACTTGATGTTCGTGAACCAAAAATCACACCCTTGATGTGTTTGGCGTCAATTTTTATACTACGTAATGGTGCTGCAAGTTCGCGATTGACAGGCAGTCGTACCCTAAGTTCTTTCTCGTACTTCCAGTCTGAATACTTCACTCTGCCAATATCTTCTTCACCATAGGCTTTCAGACATGAGAGCAAATGTTCTGGATAGCAAGCTTCCCGTTCAAGGTCGCTATAGAAAAATTTAGAAATAATCTTTCCGAACCCATTAGCGCGGACCGGTCTAGATTTATATATTACATCGAAAATGGGGGTGCTGCATTCTGTTGATAGATACATCGAAATACAATGTTCGCTGGTTTTTTTATATGATGTAAAAATCCTTAGATTGCTTTTTAATGTAATGTTCCCATCTATTGTTTCATAAATTATCGCAAAACCTTTTTCAGCATTTCCGTAATGACCCCACATAGTGAGGTTTGTGGCGCTTTTTGAAAAGGATGTCAGGTAATTATTGTCGTTTAATTGCACCTCAAAATCATGATTTAGATATGCACTTAATGCCTGCATTGCTTTACGCGCATCCTTAAAATTAAGTTCGTTGATCGTTAGTCTGGCGAATGCATCTGAAAAATCATTAATCAGAGATTGATGGTCGAGGGTTCTTGTTTTTTTACCATTAAGTAAAGACCGCAAAATTTTATCCTTGAATGCAAGGAGCGATATAGCAAGCGGGGAATTATGTTCTAAATTGAGTTTTAAACACACTTGGACAATTAAATAATAAACAAACCTTTCCCAAACTTCTTTGTTAGCATTAAAGATAAATTGTGGTTTACATTCATGGATGTCATTTAATTCGTTAGGAGAAGCAAAAAAGACCTCCCCATTGCGAAGCATTGATATGCTGAGATTATCAATCGATGAGTATTTATAAAAAAGCATTCTCATTTCCTTATTAACATCAAGATGTTCATTAAATCGAAAAAAATTGGGGTGTTTCAAATGTTAATCAATTATGCACGCATTCTGTATGTTTAATCGGTAAGCAGTCTGTCTGTTGTATCAGAGGCTACAAAACCCGCCTTAATTGCCGCTGGCCTTACCGGGCGGCATCCTTCCCGTATGAATAATTTAAATTCTCTACAGGAAATCGCACGCGCGATCCGCAACCTCATCCGCACCGGCATCGTGACCGACGTCGAACTCGACGAGGGGCTGTGTCGTGTCCAGACCGGCGGCATGCAAACCACCTGGCTTAACTGGCTCACCTGTCGCGCCGGTCGCTCTCGCGTGTGGTGGGCTCCGTCCGTTGGCGAGCAGGTGTTATTGCTGGCCATCGGCGGTGAGCTCGATACGGCCTTTGTGCTGCCCGGCATTTTCTCAGATCACAATCCCGCGCCATCAGCCTCACCTGATGCGTTACATGTGGCATTTCCCGATGGCGCTGTCATTGAGTACGAACCCGAAAGCGGCGCGCTCACCGTGTCAGGTATCAAAACCGCCAACGTCACCGCGTCGGATTCCATTACGGCCACCGTGCCGGTGGTACTGGTGAAAGCCTCGACCTGCATCACGCTCGATACGCCCGAGGTGGTTTGTACCAACAAACTGACGACCGGCACGCTCGAAGTGCAGAAAGGCGGGACGATGTCCGGGAACATCGAGCACACCGGAGGGTCACTGTCGTCTAATGGCAAAGTGCTGCACCTTCATAAACACCCGGGCGATAGTGGCGGAACAACGGGGGCACCGATATGACATTGCGTTATCTCGGAATGAACAGCCAGACCGGCCTCAGTATCTCTGAGGTTGAGCATATCAGGCAAAGCGTGCGCGACATTCTCGTCACACCGGTTGGCTCGCGCGTCATGCGCCGTGAATACGGCTCGCTTCTGTCGGCACTGATTGACCAGCCGCAGACACCGGCACTGCGATTGCAAATTATGGCCGCGTGCTATTCCGCGATCCAGAAGTGGGAGCCGCGCGTTAGTCTGACAACCATCACCTTTGAGCGGTCGGAGACCGACGGCGGGCTGTATGTCGATATCACCGGCACGCGATCGGCTAACGGCCAGCCCTTTTCCCTCACCATTCCACTGAGTTAAACGCTATGGCAATTGTTGACCTTAACCAGCTCGCCGCGCCTGATGTCGTGGAAGTGCTGGACTATGAGACCATCCTCGCGGAGCGCAAGGCGACGCTCGTCTCGTTATACCCGGAGGAACAACAGGAGGCAGTGGCGCGCACGCTGACGCTCGAATCAGAGCCGATTGTTAAGCTGCTGGAAGAAAACGCCTACCGGGAAGTTATCTGGCGACAGCGCGTCAACGAGGCCGCGCGTGCGGTCATGCTGGCTTACGCTGCCGGAAGCGATCTCGACCAGATTGGGGCTAACTCCAATGTCCCGCGACTCGTCATCACCCCGCCAGACGACACGACATTTCCGCCCACGCCAGCGGTCATGGAGTCTGACACCGACTACCGTCTGCGCATTCAGCAAGCACCTGAGGGGCTGAGTACTGCCGGGTCAACCGGCGCATATCAGTTTCATGGTCGCAGTGCCGACGGGCGTGTCGCGGATATTTCCGTCATCAGTCCCGAGCCTGCGTGTGTGACCGTGTCTGTGCTGTCGCGTGAAAATAACGGCGTAGCCTCTGACGAGCTGCTCGCCATCGTGCGCGATGCGCTGAACGACGAGGACGTCAGGCCGGTGGCCGACCGCGTGACCGTGCAGTCAGCGAAAATCGTCGACTACAAAATCACCGCGTCGCTTTACCTTTATCCCGGTCCCGAAAGTGAGCCGGTGCTCAGTGCGGCAAAAGCAAAGTTACAGGCGTATATCACCGCGCAGCACCGGCTCGGGCGTGACATCCGTAAATCGGCCATCTATGCGGCACTCCACGTCGAGGGCGTGCAGCGTGTCGAGCTGGCCGCGCCGGTGGCCGACATTGTGCTCGATGACACGCAGGCGTCATGGTGCAGCGAGTACAGCGTCACCATAGGGGGCAATGATGAATGACACCCGACTGTTGCCGGTGGGCTCCTCGCCGCTTGAGGTGGCGGCGGCGCGCGCCTGCGCTGAAATCGAAAATACCCCCGTCCCCCTGCGCCGACTCTGGAGCCCGGACGACTGCCCGGCAAACCTCCTGCCGTGGCTGGCGTGGGCGTTTTCGGTTGACCGCTGGGATGAGAACTGGCCGGAGGCCACCAAACGGGATGTGATCCGCAGCGCCTGGTATATCCACGCACACAAAGGAACGATTGGGGCAGTGCGCCGCGTGGTGGAGCCGCTCGGCTACCTGATAAACGTATCTGAGTGGTGGCAGACAAACGACCCGCCCGGCACGTTTCGCCTCGATATCGGTGTGTTAGAGACCGGCATCACGGAAGAAATGTATTACGAAATGGAGCGACTTATTGCCGATGCAAAGCCAGCCAGCCGCCATCTTATCGGCCTCAATATTATTCAGGACATTCCCGGCTATCTGTACACCGGCGCCCTGAGCTATGACGGCGACATCATCACGGTTTATCCCGGATAAGTGAGAGCACAATGACAGTGAAATATAAAACGGTCATCACCAAAGCCGGTGCCGAAAAACTCGCGGCGGCGACCGTCCCGAACGGGAAAAAGGTGAATTTTACGGCGATGGCCGTCGGTGACGGCGGCGGTACGCTGCCGGTGCCTGATCCGAACCAGACAAAGCTGGTCAAAGAGGTCTGGCGTCACGCGTTGAACAAAATCAGCCAGGACAAGAAAAATATAAATTATGTCGTGGCGGAGCTGCTCATCCCGCCTGAGACCGGCGGTTTCTGGATGCGCGAGCTCGGCCTCTATGACGACACCGGCACGCTGATTGCGGTCGGTAATATGGCCGAAAGCTACAAGCCAGCACTGGCGGAGGGCTCAGGCCGTGCGCAGACCGTACGTATGGTTATCATGGTGAGCGACATTGAGTCAGTCGAGCTGACCATTGACACCTCAACGGTGATGGCAACGCAGGACTATGTCGACGACAAGCTCGCTGAGCATGAGAAATCCCGCCGCCATCCTGACGCCACGCTCACCGCTAAGGGGTTCACTCAGTTAAGCAGTGCGACCGACAGCGCGTCTGAGAGCGTAGCAGCGACGCCTAAAGCGGTTAAGGCAGCATATGACCTTGCGAAAGGGAAATATACGGCTCAGGACGCGACCACGGCGCAAAAGGGTATCGTCCAGCTCAGTAGCGCAACCGACAGTACATCTGAGAGCGTCGCAGCGACGCCGAAAGCGGTTAAAGCGGCCTATGACGTTGCGAAAGGAAAATATACGGCTCAGGACGCCACCACGGCGCAAAAGGGTATCGTCCAGCTCAGCAGCGCAACCGACAGCACGTCTGAGGCGCTGGCGGCAACGCCGAAAGCCGTTAAGGCCGCGAATGACAACGCTAACGGGCGTGTACCGTCAGGGCGTAAGGTAAACGGAAGGGCGCTGTCTTCCGATATCAGCATTACGGCACAGGATATTTTCAACGGGCAGGCCGTGGCAATTGGCAACGCCGCCGACCTGAACGCCTACACCACGGCGGGACTGTATTACCAGCCAGCAAACGCGCAGGCTCAAACCGGCAGGAACTATCCAGAGGCAAACGCCGGTTCGCTGGAAGTCTATAAGCATGCCGGTATCACTCAGATTTACCGGATTTATAACAGCTCCCGCTCGTACATTCGCACGCTTTACAGCGGGACGTGGTCTGCCTGGGTTAAACAGTATGATGCGGCCAATAAACCCTCCCCGGCTGATATTAATGCCGTGAATAAGGGCGGCGATACAATGACCGGGGGGCTTAAGATTCGCACTGCTGATGCGTTGCACATTTACGATGCGGCATACGGAATGATTTTTCGCCGTTCAGAAAATAATTTTTACCTAATTCCGACAGCAAAAGACCAGGGAGAAAATGGCGGCATAAGTTCACTGCGTCCATTTTATGCAGATCTAACTAATGGCAGAGTGACGCTGGGTAATGGTGCAGTCGTTAACGGCGGTCTTGGGCTGGGTGTAGTCAGCGGCCTTGGGGGGAACTCTATTGCTCTGGGGGATAATGACACCGGTTTCAAACAGAACGGAGATGGTGTGCTGGATGTTTATGCCAACAGCAAACAGGTAATGCGATTCCTGAACAGTGGCATAACGAGTTATATGCTCTTCAACATGAATGCAGGCGCATCAGTAAGCAGTACTCTCACCTTTAAAAACGGTAGCGGTATCACTTCAGAGAAAACTGGTGCCAACCCCCGAAACGGCCGAATTTACTGGGGCGGTGATGCGAGTCGCGGCAACAGGATAGAGTTTGCAGATGATGCCGGCTGGAAAGCTTACATTGAACGTCATCCCTCAAACGGTGTTCAGTTGGTCGTAAATGGGCGAATCAATGGAAGTATTGTGTATTCCAGCGGTGAAGTACAGGCAGGCGGAGGCAAAGCCCGCTTTACTGCTGACGGCAATATCTATGGTTCGAAATGGGGAAACCAGTGGCTTGATGCATACCTGAGGAACACCTATCAGCCAAAGGGCAATTACACCCCGGCGGGTCAGGCTTATACCAAAGCGGAGTCGGAAGCGCGTTACGGGGTTGGTAAAACGACGACAGGCAATAACAGCGCTTACTACACGCACGGCAACGGTGCTGTGTTTATGCAGTCTGTGAGAAATATCTCGGTCGGCAACAATGCCACTGTAACCGTGACACTGCCTACGTCGTTCCCTAACGGGATACTCGGTATCGGTTCGAGTTATTACGGTGCAGGGGGTAATAACTCCGCATCCTTTTATCTCTGTTCGCCTGTCGGTAAAAATCAGGTGAAAATTGAAACCCATAACTGCAATGGAACATTTTATTTAAACGTAACGGGTTACTGATATGCAGAAATATTTCAGCAATACAGATAAAAGCTTTTACCTTGAGGAAACTGTCAAAACCTATGAAGAGCAGGGTATTCCCGTTCCGTCAGACCTGATGACAATAACCGATGCTGAATATGAAGCCTTCATGGTTTCACCTGACCGGAAAGCGCCTCAGTACAATGTTGAATCAGAATGCATGGAATGGGTCGACATCGAACCGCCTACACGCGAGGAAGCTATCGAAAAAGCTGAGTCATTAAAGGCGCAGCTCTTGTCTGTTGCAGCTCAGGCAATAGCACCATTGCAGGATGCGGTCGATTTGTCGATGGCGACAGATGAGGAAATGGCGAGCCTGTCGGCATGGAAGAAATACCGGGTTTTACTTAATCGGGTTGATACCAGTGAGCCTGACGAAATTGAATGGCCTGAATCGCCGTTAACAGAGTAATAAAAAACCCGCGTTAAGCGGGTTTAATCATAGGGGCATTCTTCATAGTCTTTTTCTGTTTCATCACCGTCAAACAGTCTGAGCCAGCAAAAGCCAAAGAGCCACCATGCAGCCAGACCACCAACAATCCAGAGTAAAATCGTCATTATCGCTTCCTCGTTAATGGCGAAACGATAGCGACAATACCCATTCATTGATAATGGTTATCAGCGATCAATTAACCGTGATTGATCGCTGATAACGATCAATAACCATTCCCGCACACCACAACCGGTCGCTGTACGTTGTGCTGTCACTCCCCCAACGGCCTTTCGTTTCTCACACCTCACACACAACAGAAAATAGTTGCACCCCTTAACCACGGAGTTAAACGGATGAGCGACTATCATCACGGCGTCGAGGTCATCGAGATTAACGATGGCACGCGCACCATTTCCACCGTTTCGACGGCCATCATCGGCATGGTCTGCACCGCCAGCGATGCTGACGATTCAACATTCCCGCTAAATGAGCCGGTGCTGATTACCAGCGTGCAGAACGCTATCGGTAAAGCCGGTAAGCTCGGCACCCTGTCAAAATCCCTGCAAGCCATTGCCGACCAGTGCAAGCCGGTCGTTGTGGTTGTGCGCGTTGCCGAAGGTATTGAAGACCCGGACGACCCGGAAGCAGCGCAGAAAGAGACCATTTCCAACATCATCGGCACGACCGACGAAAACGGCAAATACACCGGGCTTAAAGCGCTGTTGACCGCCAAAACCGTCACCGGCGTCAAGCCGCGCATTCTCGGCGTGCCTGGGCTGGATTCACTGGAAGTGGCGACCGCGCTCGCGGCGACCTGTCAGAGCCTGCGCGCGTTTGGCTATATCAGCGCGTGGGGCTGCAAGACCATTTCCGAAGCCATCACCTACCGTGAGAATTTCAGCCAGCGCGAGCTGATGGTCATTCACCCTGATTTTCTGGCGTGGGACACCACGGCGAATCAGACCGATATTGCATGGGCGACCGCCCGCGCGCTCGGCCTGCGCGCCAAAATCGACCAGGAGACGGGCTGGCACAAAACGCTGTCTAACGTCGGCGTGAATGGCGTCACCGGCGTCAGTGCCTCGGTCTCGTGGGACTTACAGGAGAAGGCCACCGACGCGAACCTGTTGAATCAGGCCGGTGTCACGACGTTGATCCGTAATGATGGCTTTAAATTTTGGGGCAACCGTACCTGCTCCGACGATCCGTTATTCCTCTTTGAAAACTACACCCGCACGGCGCAGGTGCTGGCCGACACGATGGCGGAGGCGCACGCCTGGGCGATTGATAAACCCGTCACCGCAACGCTTATCCGCGACATTGTCGCCGGTATCAATGCGAAATTCCGCGAGCTGAAAAACAACGGCTATATCGTTGACGGCTCCTGCTGGTACGACCCGGAGTCAAACAGTGTGGAAACGCTCAAGGCGGGGAAACTGTATATCGATTACGACTACACCCCCGTCCCGCCGCTGGAAAACCTGACCCTGCGCCAGCGCATCACTGATACCTATCTGGCGAACCTGTCAGAGTCGGTCAACAGCTAAGGAGCTCTGAGCATGGCATTACCACGCAAACTGAAATACCTGAACATGTTCAACGATGGCCTGAGCTACATGGGCGTTGTTGAATCCGTCACCCTGCCAAAGCTGACCCGTAAGCTTGAGAAATACCGCGGCGGCGGGATGCCGGGCTCGGTGTCGATTGACCTCGGTCTCGATGACGATGCGCTGTCGTGCGAGTGGACGCTCGGCGGTCTGCCTGACGTCGAGCTGTGGGCGCAGTACGCCTCACCGGGCGCGGACAGCGTACCGTTGCGCTTTAGCGGCTCATACCAGCGCGATGACACCGGCGCGATTTCTGCCGTTGAGGTGGTCATGCGTGGCCGTCACAAAGAGTACGACGGCGGCGAAAACAAACAGGGCGAAAGCGGCACGACCAAAATCTCGACCGAGTGCGCGTACTACCAGCTCACGATTGACGGCAGGGAGGTCATCGAGATTGACGTCATCAACATGGTGCTGAAAGTCGACGGCGTTGACCGTCTGGCAGAACATCGCAAGGCCATTGGCCTGTAACCCCCTTAACCGGTCAGCCAGGCTGGCCGGTCACTTAACTTTGACGAGAGCAACATCATGGAAAACAACATCGAAACCGGCGTTACAGAAATTGAAGTCACCGAAACCAAAAAGCCACACGTCGTGACCCTCGATAACCCCCTCATGCGCGGTGAGCAAAAAATCGGAGAGGTGACCATTTCAAAACCTAACGCGGGAACCCTGCGCGGGGTGTCGCTGGCCTCGCTGGCAAACTCTGACGTAGACGCGCTGATTAAGGTGCTGCCGCGTATGACCTACCCGGCACTCACCGAGCATGAAATTGCCCGTCTGGATGCCTCAGACCTGATGCAGTTCGCCGCTGAGGTGATTAGTTTTTTGTCGCCATCTTCGGCTCGCTGACGTTCCCCGCAAAACTTTCGGTCGATGACCTGATGGCGGATATCGCGGTGATTTTTCACTGGCCGCCATCAGAGCTGTATTCCCTTAGCGTGACCGAGCTCCTCACATGGCGCGACAAGGCGCTACAGCGAAGCGGAAACCACTATGAGCAATAACGTCAGAATCGAGGTGCTGCTTAACGCAGTAGACCGGGCAAGCCGACCGCTAAAAGCTATCCAGAACGCCAGCAAATCCCTCGCTGGCGATATCCGCAACTCACAGACGACCCTGCGCGACCTTAACGCGCAGGCGTCCAGAATTGATGGATTCAGGAAAGCGAGCGCACAGCTTGCCGTGACCGGTCAGTCGCTTAACAAAGCGAAACAGGAGGCCGCAGCGCTGGCCGTCCAGTTTAAAAACACGGAAAACCCCACCAAAGCGCAGGCGCGTGCGATGGAGGCGGCAAAAAAATCCGCTGCTGACCTGCAACTCAAATATAACGGGCTCAGGCAGTCGGTACAGCGCCAGCGCACCGAGCTTGCTCAGGCCGGGATTAATACCCGAACGCTGTCGGCTGACGAGCGTCGCCTTAAAACCAGCATCAGCGAGACGACCGCCCAGCTTAACCGGCAACGTGAGGCGCTGGCGCGGGTCAGCCAGCAACAGGCAAAGCTGAGCCGGGTTAAAGAGCGGTATCAGACCGGTAAATCCCTCGCGGGGAGTGCGGCGGCGG